TCAACCGCATCGCCTCCACCTGGTGCGTTGTCTTTTGTTACTTTAGTTCCAATAAAAAATGTATTTTCTAAATAACTATCAGAAATCACACTTTGAAACTCTGATTCTACAAATGAAGAACTATATGCTTTGTCAAGTGAAGCACTTATAGAACTTGAATAAAACTTTTCTGTGTCTTGATTGATTGGTGATAGTCTTGATGATGAAATAAATGGTTGAACCACTTCTTCAAACTCTGTTGTTGTTCCACCAAAAACCACACTAGCGGTTGCGTATAAATCTCCGTAAGGTGATGTTGGGTCAATCTCATCTAATTTAACGAGAGTTTGTATTCCTAATCTACCCACTGAACCAGATAAATCACGATTGTTCACTAAGTCTCCGCCGTATGTTGGAAACTCTCCTGTAGCGACTAAAGCATTGTCAAGTGATTCTGAAATAAATCTTGTTACTTGTAATCCATCTTCTAATGGTGATGCATTTTCAAAATATTGATTATCAAATTCTGTTTGTCTTCTTGGAACTGCCTTTGGTCTTTCCAATATACTTGGTTCTATCAATACACCAAGAGTTTCATTTGCTCTTGCTGGTATTAGATTTCTTAATTGTGTAAATATGCTTGTGTCATAATATGTTAATAATCTTAAGTAATCAAAAAAGTTATTTGAGTTTTGATACCTTTTAAAATAATCTATTTGTAAACTTTTAAGTGTTCTGTAAGTATGTTTAAATTCATCTCTTGGGTCTCCGATGTAATCATCAAAATTAAAATCTGCAATACTATAAACAATGTCTTCATTTACTACATCAACTGGTGAGAAATAAACTCCCAATCTATCACTATCTATTGGTGCAAAATCTTGTGATGACTTTTCTGCTCGTTGAACCGCTGACAAATTACCAACTAATTTATTATCTTCAATTCTAATCTTAGTTGCATTTCTACGACTTGGACCAACATCTGGTACTCTAAATTGTTCTTGGTCAACAAGACTTCTAAAATTGGTTCCTGTAAAACCATCAATGTTACTACCAGAAATTGCTCTTTCATAAGTTTGTAAATGTGCTACATTTGAAGATGTTAATGTTGCGTTTGATGCTGAAAAAGAAATATTATCATTTAACATATAACGAACTAATAACTCATCAAATGATGATGAATAACTATTACCATTATATGCTTTAGGTGTTCTTGTATGATTATCAAATACATTTGAACTCAATGGTTCTGACCATAAACGATATTCCATCATAGAACCACTAAATCTACCACCGAAGCCAACATTCTGTCCACCAAGAAATACAAATCCACTACTGGTGAATGAACCATTTAGTCTACTACCTGATATGTTATTTATATCAGTTGCTAAACTTGAAGTGTGTGATGTTAAACTTTGACTATCTTCATATATAACTCTTTGTCTTGTGGAATCATATTGTTTAGTTGTTAATTCATAAATACTTTGACTTGTTGCGATATCCGTTGTTAACTCGTCACCAACTGATAATCCATCCGTTCTGTTTGCCGCTGCTTTTCTTGTCAACATAACTGACCAAAAATCATCATTGTAAAATGGTAATTCTGATGAAGTGATGTATGTACCTTGGTCAAAACCAGAAGCACTTATTTGAAATTTTAGATGTCCTAAATTATCGGATGCTCCGTTATCTTGTAAAGAAATAGCAAAGTCATTATTTTTTTGTAATAAAACTTGGTCTGATGAAGAAGGTGTTCTAAATCTAAATTCTATTGTGTCAGGTGTTAAACCTGAAGAATCGGTTGACCACTGTGATTTAATAAATTGTTCTGATTTAAAATCTAATGCGTGAGTAAATTTTCTTTTAATTTCATAATTTACACCTGTTCCTTTGTCTGGTCCACCATATTCACGAACTCTCAATATAGAACTCGGTATACCATAACAATTTAATAATCCTGTCATAGCTCTTCTTGTTCCCTTTGCTTTAATAAAGAAAGGTAAGTTTGCTAAAATTCTTTTCCATATTTCTTCTGTAACTTTTTCTTGTGGTGATTCGTATTTATTAGTTCCATCTTGGTTTCTACCCAATAGATACTCAGGTAATGTTAATAAATTATTACCACTTGTTAATTCAACTCCTAAACTTCTGGCAAATTGTTGAGCTATATCTTTTGATATCCCCTCAGATAACTTTTCCACCCTAATATTAACGTCCGTTAATTTTGTTGTATAGGTCCAAGTTTCATCAAATTGTTGACCTATCATATCCATAAATTCTAAAAACACATTATTTTGTGAATCATTTTGAACGTGTCCTGGTAATGTATTTCTCAATGAATTTTGGTTTGTATTATCGTATGTTGAAGCACTTGCTACCATATTATTATACCAAGTAGTAACCACCGAGGCGGTTGTTGGTGCCAACACATAAGGTTCTGTACTTGTTTGTTTCGGCCAAGCAGTATCGTGAAATTGTCCTTCAGATGAACTCACATAAGATGAACTTTCAAAATACATAAAATGTTCAAACGGGTCAAAAGAATTAATTACTCTTTGTCTCTTATCTTCAACACTTTGTACAAACTTAAGTGAATCTGCAATAGGAGCTAATGAACGACTCTCTGCACTATGACTTTCAATTAATTCTACTTTTGTTTTAAAATTAGTAATTCTTCTTTCAGCGTTTGAAAAGTTAACAAAGTTTCCAAAACCTGTATCATCTAATTGAATTGTTAAGTCTGTTGTAGTTTTCTGATAATCAATATTTGGTTGAACATCTAATAAACTACTTGATACTAATAATCGTTCAATGTCTTTATTAGTTGGGTCATCATCACTCAATAAATCATTATGACTTTGAAATAATGTTGGACTAAAGTTGAGTGGATTATCTACCGAATTTAAATTAGGAATTCTTAGAAATACTTCATCTGATAATTCTGGATTAGGAACTAAAGTTATGTTGTCCTCATAATCATTTAACATTTGTTGAGCAAAATATACTTTTTGGAATTGACTAATATTATTTAATAATCTTGTTTTAAATCTAACCGCCCTTTTGTATTGTCTTGTATTATCGTTACTTTCAGTTAACTTATCATTTATCATTAAATAATAATTGTCATCAGTAACCATATAATTTTGAAAATTATCAGTATTAAATTTTTTGTATCTTACAAACCAAGAACCAGGTGAATTCATATAATGGTCATTAAAATAACCATCAGCGTTAACTCCAAACGCCTCCACACATTGTCTAAATGTTTTATCAACCAATAGTCTGTTTTCATCTAAAACCTCCACAACTTTAAATTTACCAAGATAGGAAGCTTCTGATGTTTGAAGAAAATCTCTTATTTGAAGTTCTCCACCAACCATATCTTGAAAAAAGTGATTTTCTGCTGGTTGGTCTATTGAATATTTTATTATAGCTTTATCTACATCCTCAAATGATATGTTTGGTAAAGCTGAAGAATTTGGTGGTTCAAAATCTATTGTAGAATTCATAGTTATGAAGTCCTCAAGATATTGTTTCTTTAAACTTCCTGGATTTATTGGTGTTGCGACTTGACTATTACTTATAATAACTTCTCTTCTGTTAGTAGAAATGTTATCAACATTGTATTTAAATTCTTGATTATCAAATTCTCCAGCAATCTTTCGTAAAAACTTATATTTTACTTTATAATTACCCTCTGTATAACCACAATCACGAAGATGTTGACCAACATCCATAACTATTTGTTTATTTAATCCAAACTCTATATCAGACAATGATAATTTTTTTTCTTGTAGAAGTTGTCCACTTAAAGTATAGACACCAAGCACAATGTAATCTCTGTCAGGTTGTTTACCAAAACCACTAAAACTTGGTTCCAAGCTAAAGTATTGATTTTTTTCTTGTGTTGTAAATGTATATGTAGGCATAATTTTTTACCTAAAAGGTTTCAAATTCACTATCTATTTCTTGTGAAAAGTTATTATTGAATAAAAATTGTTCTATTGGATGATTTACATATTCAGTTATTTCCTCTTGAGATTCATTATCTTGAAACGGATTCTCAAAGGATACTAAAAAACCTCGTTCATCACGAAATTCTTGTAATACTATTGAACCAGAATTATATGAACCTAATGAACTTAAAACTTCTTGTCTTCTTTTTTCTCTCAAAAAATCTATAAAGTCATCATAGTATTCTGAACGTTGTTGTGCTTCTTCTTGTGTATATGGCATTATCGTACTACCCTAAATTCATAATTGTCATCATAGTAATTTATTTGTTCATCAAGTGTTCCACTTCCACTAACTACTTTAAGACAAAAACGATAATTCCTTTCTGCTTGTAATCCGTCCATCCATAAATTAAAGTAATTACCTGTACTATCACAACTAACAATTGAACCTGTTCCAAATGGGATAATTACCTCTTCAGTGTCGGCGTCTTTTACTTCATAGAAAGCTGAAGCGCTCGGTAAAACTTTTACATCTAATTCTGCTGGTGTTGTTCCAAAAGATGTTGTTGGATATAATTCTCTACCAGCTACTCTAAATTTTACTTTTGAACCTTCTTTATACTCTGGTCTTATATTTTTAAAATATATCTTTAATCTTTCTAAATCTGTTGAACTTAATTTTGTTAACGCTGTAGAACCTGTAACCCAACTTGAGTCATCCCAAACCACCTCCAGTTTAGGTGGATAAATTGTATGAGTTTCTCTTGAGAAATATTTTAGATTTCCTAATCTATCTGAACTTGCTTCATCTTTTGTAGTATCACTTCCTGAATTAAAAGCAAATGTAGAACCTGTCGGTGCTATTGATTCTCGTTTTAGAATAAAGCCGTTGTTCGGGAAATCTGAACTTGAAAGTATATGATTGTAAACTAAGTTAGTTACATCTGCTCTAATATCCTTTTTGTCAAAAGTTAAATCATATGATGTACTTACTTCAAAGTTATTAGCACTACTGGTATACCAAGCACCACCATCATCTAATACTGAACCCGTGACCCAAGGCGTTTTTGCCTCGTGGTCTCTGTATTGATAACTTACTCCGTCTTGTGTTACTGGGTCGTGGTCAAGTTTTCCTGTTCCTTGTTTCCAAGCACTACCACTAACCATATAAACAAAAACACTTTGTTCTGCTTCAACTTCCTCTGAAGTTGCGTCAAATAAATTTAAATGAAATTTTACACTACTACTTTCACTAAGAGAAGGAATAGTTCCTTTATCAATTTGTTCAGAAATATAAGTGTAATCAAAGTCAATCAACACCCTTGATACATTTTGTACCGTACCATTATCTGCAACTACTTTATTGATTTCTAATATCTCGTCAAATCCAGTATTAATAGAACTTGTTGTTCCACCTGAATAAATTGTTGCGTCCCTTTTTCCAAATTCAAAATAATGCATTATTGTTCTCCTACTACTTCACACTCAATGTCTGTGTTTGGAAATTTAACCTCAAAGATACTTGGGTCTAATGAAGGATAAATAATTCCCTTTCTTGTTGCTGATGTCATATCGTAAACATTTCCACTATATCCACTTGATAATAGATTTCTATTTTCAATTACTACCATATCTTTATTAGGATTATTATGTTCCGGTGGAACTACACTAACTACTCCATCAACTTTCAATACTTCATTAGCAATATCACTTAAAATAATTGGTTGATTGATTTGCCATTTTGTAGTTTGAAAATGTCTTTTAACGGCTTGAATAGCTCTAAATGAAACATCATTATGATTCAAACCTTTACGAACTATGATAGAAAATTTAGCTGCAATATTAATAACGAAAGCATTTTTAATGTTTATTGCGTCTGTTAATATTCTATATTGTGAAAGATATAATTTTAAATTTTCTTTTACCGCTTGATTTATAGATTGATAATTTTTATTTTCATCATAACCCAATACATACATATTTAATGCTAATGGATTAGGTATTGTTACTTCTTCATTATTTTGAATTTCTAATTGTTCGTCTTGTGCGATATATGCTTTTGCAATATTACCATACTTTTGTGGTAATGAATAAACTCTTGTAATGTAGTCTTGTCTTGTTACGGCTCTGTTTTGTGTATTTAAATATGCAGAAGCGTTTTCTTTTACTTCAGTTAATGTTTCTTGACTGGCTCCGCCAGCTGCAGGTGTTACATTTGAAACACCCAAACTCGCTCTACTATCACCCAATAAATCTGTATCTAAACCTGTCTCATCTATTGTATAAGCTAAGTCAGTAAAGTTAGTAATGGTATCTGCTGGAACATTATGCTGTACTTCTCCACCATAATTATAAACAATAGTTAATATCGTGTTAGCTGGTGCTTCACCAAAAGTTTCAGTTTTCAAAAAATTACTTGGGTCAAATGATTCATCTATTTTAGAAACTCCAAAACCCAATGATGAACCAACATTATCTGGATTTGGAATTATTTCTTCATCTGCATTGGAACTTATACCTGAACCAAATCTCAGTTCCATTTTATCATCCGCACGAACTCTTGTTGTAAATCTTTTTCCTGCTTTGATTAATTTTAGTAAAAAGGGTGTATCGTTTTGATATTGTGATAACGCAGGGTCATTGAGACTTGTGTTCTCCACTGATTCAAATATAGTATCTTGCGCTAAAAAAGGAACCTCATAATATTTTCTACCATTACTATCCGTAACTGAGATTATCTCTGTAACTTTATTATTTGATAAAACTATTTTATCAAACTTTTTAGCTGCTGAAAATGTAAAAGTCTCTGTCACTCTTGTTCCTGATTTTGCAATTCCCCTTTTTGACAACTTATAATTTGTTGGATTTGTACCAGAAGCCGGTATCAATTGTTCAATTGATAGTGGGTCCAAAGAGCTTGATACTTTTAAATTAACACTATCTAATAATGTAAACTCAACTCCACTATCGGATTCAATAATACTATTTGCAGATACGACACCAGCATAACTTAAATCAGGAATATAATCTCCAGCATCGTTTGTTGTCGCTGGAACAACTATTGAAAAATCTAACTCTGCTGTTGCAGGAACTGCTAATTTAGGTTTGTATCCATATGATTGTGCTATTGCAAAAATATTTTTTCTTTCTTCTGCTTGTAATAAAAGTGTTTCTCTGAATTGATTATCAATGTAATAATTCATCAAATCACCGACATACGCTGCCATTTCAATAAACATCATACCTGGTGATGTTTCATTAAAATCATTATATGTTTTAGGAAAATGTGCTTTTGCAAACTCAATTAAGTTTGTCCTGATATCAGCAAAATCTCTTCCAAGATAATCTGTATCTTTTTTTATTGTTTTTAAATTTGTTCCAAAATCTGGATTTGAATAGTCGGGCATATTATGTTCCTGCGTTAAAAATTAATGTTATTTGGTCTAAAGAATTTGGGTCTACTGTAACTGAGTATTCTATTTGAACAAAAATTTTGTTTTGATTATGTTCGTCTTGAAAAACATTTACTTCATTCAAAATGACATAAGGTAACCACTCTGAAATAGATTCTCTTATAGACTCCTCTGCTCTGTCACGAACATCACTTATTAAATCATTTGTTATATTTTCAAATAATATATTTGATAAATCACAACCAAGTGTTGGCTGATGTTGTCGTTCACCTTTATTGGTTAACAATAAGTTTCTTATATTAGATTTAACTTGTTCAAATACAGTTTTTGACTGATTGAAGAATCCGTAAGTTCCACCATAACTTAATGGGAATTGTATACCAACATAAAAATCATCATCTCTATCTATATCAAATGTACTCATCTATTCTTAAGGTCTAAATCCACCCTCACCCTTTTTCTTTTTATCTATTGCTTTCATCAAACCAGAGTAATCACGAGTCAACGCATCTTGAACACCTTCTGGAACTTGGTCTACACTAACTCCAGCTTTCTTAATGGTATCTACTGCTGCCATTTCTCTCGCCTGTTCTTTATTCTGAACTCCACCTAAATTTCCATATCCCAATACTTCTGCCATATTATCACTACCCAATACTCCACCGCCTAA